CGCGCAACTCCGCCTCTAAGCCGGGTATCGACTGCATCTTGGCGCCGTTCTTGGCCAGCCACTTGTTAGCTGCTTTGGGGTCGATCACGCCGTCTTTGAGCGCCGACGTGGTGAAGCTGTCGTAAAACGCATCCCGCGCCAGACGCTCGCCTTCTTGACCGGTTGCGCGGATCAGCTCGTCGACGTTCGTGCGGTTGCCGATCAACGCTGGCGCGATCTGCTCCACAAACTTCTTACGGTCTACATTCTTTATCGTCTCGGCGTTGAACGGCAAACCCACACGCTGCAGGTACGCGTTATCCGCGTTGCGGTAGGCGTTGACGAAATCAGGGTCTAGATTGTCGATGTGGCCGCCGACTTTCTCGCGCAGCATCGTCAAAAACCGGATCTGATCGGTATTGTTGGTGCTGCGAAGATCCGCGTTGATGCGACGCTTTAGCGAATCCAGCGCCTCGGGGCTGACGTCAGAGAACTCCATGCCGCCAGGCGTGGCCGGAGTACCTTCGGCTGTCAGAATGGGGCTGGGCTCCGTCGTCTTTGGACGGAACCGCTTCTCAACCAAGCCGTAGAGCACAGGAAACTTGTTGAATATCTCTCGGTTGGTCTGACTGGTAACGAACGAATAGATGTCGTCCACCGCTGCAGCAGGCAGCACGACGTTGTTCGTCGCCGCCAGATCGAACGCCTCTTTGTACAGCGGCTTAGTTGACTCGCGAGCCGACTTCTCTTTGGTGGCCAGCAGCTGCTCTACGCGGGTGCCGAACGCGGTCGGATCGATGGACTGGCTCTTATACGCGTCAGCCATCTGCTGGTCTAGGCTGCGTACTTGACGCTCCACAGACTTTTCAACCGCTTTAGCTTGGCGTCCAGCGTCGCCTGGCGTTATGCCCGACAGCTGCACCTTGCTTGGGTCGCCAAACAATCGCATCTGGTTCTTTACCAGCGCATCTTTGGCCTCGTTAAACTGCGAGCCGTACTGAGCGCGGAACACAGGGTCACGCGACGACAAGTTCTGAATGAAGTTATTGATGACGGGGTTGTCCGCCAGCAGGGCGCTTAGTGGCATCTGCACCGGCGCGCCGCCGGGAGCTTTCAAGGACACGCTCTGCTGCGCCTTCGCTGCGCGCTCCAGAACATCCATGAACGCAGGGTCCGCAGCCGCAGCCGCCAAAAATATATTGTTGATGCGCGTGTCCACGTCGCGCATCATCTCGTCTTTAGGGACGGTGCCGCGCAGTTGCTGCCACTTATCCTTGGCTTTGCTCAGACCTTTACCGGTCAGGTCGGCAACGCGCCCACCGGCGCCCATAGTGTAGCCGGCGCCGCCGCCTGCAACTATGGCGCCAGCAAGACCTGCACCGGGAATGCCCGTCTGCTCGCCCAGCTCAGCGCCGCCTGTAGCAGCAGATCCGATAGTAAATTGTTCGACAGGCGCAGCAGCCATACGTGTGGCAGTCGAACCCCCACGGAGCAAGTTTGTGCCCAGCAGATAGCTGGTGGGGTCTGTTACAGCTTCCACACCACCAAACAGTAAACGCTCGCCTATCGTACTAGGCTGCACGTTTGTGCCACCCAACATGCCCATCAATGGCTGCCGACTGTACTGCTCACCACGCGTGAATGCCGCACCAGCGTCTGTCGGCTGTTGCGCGGGAAACCCTGCCGCACGAAATCCCAAATCGATTGGATTGATGCCCAGCCGCGTAAGTTCGTTTGATAGCGTCGCTCCCAGACCTGTAGCCAACGCCACAGGGTTAGTCACACCGCGACGCGCGGCTTCGGCAGTAAGCTCACCAGTCGTTGGCGCAAGTTGTTGCCGGCGGGGGCCGGCTAAAGCTCGCTGCGCTTCTGCTTGCGTAATCAATCCGCCCGCAACCGCACGGCGCATGACTTCGACCTGCGTCGTGCCTTCAGGTACGCCTTCTATAACTACGCCATTAGGAAGTGTGACATCCATTATTGATTTCCCGTAGGTAAGGAATTAAATGGAACTGCTTTTCTGTTACTTGCCGGCGCATTTGCAGGCGCGGGCGGTGTCGGCGCGCCCTTAAATTCAGGGAAGTCCAGCGCCAAATCAACGTCTTCTGACGAATAGCCGGCACGCACGCCAAGTTTACGCTGGCGATCCAGTTCATTGTTGGCCTTATTACGCGCAACCTTACGTATTGCTTTAAGCGTAGACTGAATTTTCTTTTGCGTATCTTTCGTTGGCGTACCGGTAAACAACGTAGATGTTGCGTCAAAAAACCCACCGATGAGCGACGGATCACCGCCGGCTTGCTCGATGTCGCGGCGGCTCAGCGTGCTATCGCCCAAGGCTTTAGCCAACTGAACACGCGCAGCGTTAAACGATATAAAGTTGTTCGTCTTTATCGCGTCATCTATGTTGGTTAGCGCGTTATCCGTTGCGGTTACCGTGTCGCGGAATGGCTTAACTGTCTGTATAACTTCGTTCCTGAACGAAGAAACACCTTTCAGACCTTCTTTTCCTTGGCCTGGCAGTACAAGTTTAGCAGCGCCTTTTTCGGAAACTTTACCGCGCTCTTCATCGACCATTTTATTGACCTTTTTCTGCTGGTCTTGGGTCAACTCGCTAAAGCGTTTGCCAAACTCACTCATGGCTGTGGCCTCTCGGTCTACACCGAACGACATTTCTTTCTCTTGCTTAGCAGTCAGCTCTTTAGTTAAGAACTTGTCCATCATGGACACATACGCGGGCGAACCAGGTATGTACCCAGCGTCTTCTAGCTGTTGCGCAAACGCACTCTTCTTTTCGTTCTCAGGCTTAGTCGTCAGACGGGTCAACTGCGACTTGTACTCCTGTTTCCAAGCGTCAGAATTACGATCGGCGTTGGTCAAATCGGCCAACGCTGCTGCATTGGACATGTCCGGCGTGGCTTTTTCTGGGCGCTCCAACGCGGATATCTGCGTGCGCAGCATAGTCATCTGCTGCTCACGCCCCGGCGTGCCAACGGGCGTTCTTTCCAGCTCATTTAACGCGGTCGTCAGTATGCCCAGCTCGCGTGCCTTCGCAATATCTGCAGGCACCGCTTGCTGCTGCTCACGACGTGCGGCAGCCATTCGCTGCTGCTGTTGCGCGATTTCGCTGGCTTGCCTATTGGCAAAGTCTGTCAGCTGCAAGGCCATCTGCGGATCGCCCATCTCGCCGGCTTGTTGTGCGGCGCGCAATAACGCCTGCGGGTCACCAGGATTTATTTGGCTAAGCAACTGCTGGCGACGGGTAATCATCTGCAACTGCGGATCTTGCGCACCAAACAGGCTGCCCAAACCACGGCCGAGCTGTTGGCCACCGATCGCTGCGCCGTAATTGGCCAACTGCGCTGGCGTCAGCCCGGCCAGCAGACCGGCTTGTTGACGCTCGCTTGCCATCTGCTGCGCCTGATATTGCTCCGGCGTCGCAAACAAACCTAAGATATCACTCGTTGCCATAACTGCTCCTTATTGGTTCCAGATCGACGGCAACATATAGGGCACACCGCCTGACCCGCCGATACCTTGCTGGCTGGCGTAAGGCAAAGCGCTAGAAGGTGCACCGCCACCAAACAGGCCACCCACGAAATTACCAACCTGTGAGCCTAGCTGTTGAAACTGCGGATTGCTGCCCAAGCTAATTAGCGATGTTGCTAACGGATTCTGCTGAGCCACCTGCTGACGTGTCAATGCAGCGTTCTGACCGGCTTGGAACAGCATCTGGCCTGCATTGCCGCCGGCTGTTGCGGCACGGCCGCCCAACTGCGCGCCGATGTCCAGCGGCTGCTGACCCAAGCTCTCCAGCGTCGAGACGCCGCCCAGCATGGTGGTAAACGGATTGATAGCGCCAGTCACGCCGGCTTCGTAGCCACCCATCAATCCTGCGCCTTGGCCGAATAGACCGGTGCCGAATGCCAGCTGCTGTTGCCCTGCCTGCTGTGCTTGGGCTGCCAGCTGCGCGTCCTGCTGCGCCAAGGCGTTGTAGTACGCTTCCAGCTCGGGATTAGCCGCGCCCAGTCCAGCAGCACCACTAGGCCGCGCGCCGGTGCCACCGACAGCCAAGCCGCCACGGCCTGTCTGGTAGAGCTGATTCTGCAGTTGCGCGTACTGCCGCTCGCGTCCAGGCGCCAACAGGTCCATCTGACGCGCCATGTAGCGCTCAGCGACCTGTTCAGGCGTCTCAGCTAGATACTGACTTCCAAGATTAAATAGCGACTGACCAGCTTCTTGCAACGGCCGGTAGCGGCCCGATGCCATCTCGGCCTCACCCAGCTGCTGCTCAGCTAATGCCTGCAGGCGATCTTGGTAAGCGGCAATGCGCGGGTCAACGGTATAGCTCGCACCCGACAGTCGACCCTCCGGCCCGAACATAAACTGGCTAGAACCAAACCGTGTCGTCGTACCTACCGGGCGAAAACGCGCTTCTTCAGCGCCTATTCGCGCAGCTTCTACTTGCGCTCGTGCCGAAGTATTCGCAGCTTTTTGCTGCGAACGAGAAGACATCGAGCTCCCTAGCAACGACGCGCCCGCACCTACGAGGGCTCCTATGAAAGGCATATCAGTACCCCTTTATTAAGACTTCATCCACGTTCGACGCATCTTTTTCGTCGGTTGCGTGAATACAAAACCAAACACAATCATCGATGGCTTTAACGCCATGCACCAAACCAGCTTTAATTTCTATACACGCCGGCGCTTCAATCACTTCTATATCTTCGCCTTTAAGTACGGCGACCTTACCTTTAGCCAGAATCGACAAGTGGCTAAAGTCATGCGTATGTTTCATCAGCGCCATGCCGGCAGGCACATGCGTCTCTTTCGCGTACAGCCCGTCACTAAAGTGATGGATAATCTTATCGTCTAGTAGCGTTGAAGTATTCATTAAGAACCAACAGCTATGAAATACCCGGTAGGCGACCCAGCATATATGTCGTTAATCCTATTCACAGTAAAACTAGAAGTCGAAACATCATCGACAATACCTGATATGGTAGACGTTACCGCATAGCATGCAGTCGGGAACGTGAGGGGGAAAGTTACAATTTGGTCATCATCTACATTAGATGTAAACGAACCCCACTGAATTATCAAGCCACCAGGCAATTTCTGATAGCCGTTAGCCGATATACTGCGACCAAATGACGCTAGGGAAGTTAAGACGGCAGCGCCTGTTAGTGCGGTATCAGCGCTCTGACCTTTTAAACTTAGAACGCCGGTATTAGCAATCGTAGGGTTGCCTGACGCTCCATCACCATTGGTTACGGTAATTCCTGTGCTGGCAGTAATTGTCCTTGCTGTAAGCGTATTGGCTGCTGTACGCGCTGCGATGCCATTAGAAGCAGTATCAGCTACTGTACCCAAATTAACTCGAGCATTAGCCGCCGTCGATGCGCCTGTGCCGCCGTCAGCAACCGTAATGTCGGTAATGCCAGTGACCGACCCGCCGCTAATCGTCGCGGTTGTGGCCGTCAATGTAGTTACGTTAGCTGTAGTGATAGTCGCCGTAGGGATAGTAACCGTACCGGTAAATGAAGGCGCCGAAGTATTTGCTTTAGTAGCGATTGCCGTAGCAATATTGTTAAACTCGGTATCAATCTCAGTACCCTTAACAATCTTGCCAGCATTGCCGGACGCCAGCGCATCTTTGGCGGCGAAGTCCGTACTTTTTGTGTAATTACTCATGTCACCCTTCCGTTTTTCGACAGAATTTCAATTTTTTGGATAGACAGCGCGGAGGCGTTTATGTCTGCTTCATACCCTGTCTGGACAATGCGCCCTGCACCTGAACCTTGGGCGTACAAAGTTTGTAGTGCAATACCATTAGCATATTCCGCAACCGGCACACCGTTGGCACCATACTCAGCTACGCCGTATTCGGCCACGCTCTGCGTGGGGATTTGCGTGTTTTGGGAAATGTAATTCTCGTTAAAATCAAAGCCCCACTTAATCGTGAGGAACTGATTTGTACCTCCAATAACTACGACGCCAATACGCTTTAGTATGGAGGTGACGTTTTGGTCGCCTAAATCGCTGTGATTCGTGTAGTACTGCAAACGGTAGTCCGACGTGTCGTCGGTATATCCCGAATACCTACCAATGTAGCCGACCTTACCGATTAGCAAGTCGCCATTGCGCCGCGACAATAATGCCGTTGGCTCGATGGCTGTCCAAGTAGTAACTCTGGCCGATCCATCTTGCAGATACCCACGCGTATCAAACGCATACACTGACTTATTGGTAGGCAGCGTCAGCAAGTACAACGCGTTAATTTCCGAGTACACCGCCTTTATGTTCGCCGGCACTTCACCTGCCACGATACCCATCAGATCGTTACGCACGTTTTTGCTAATGTCTCTAAACGGCGCGGACTTTTCTTGGATAGTGCGCATGATGGAACGCACACCACTGTTCGACAGGAAGTACACGTCAGTGTTGGTCGCCTGCACGGAATCGCGTGATATGCAGCCGATACCGATCACCGTATCGTATAGCGACATTGTGGCTGGCGCCGTGGCGCCTTGATAAACCAAGATCTGGCGCTTGCCAAAAATAATCAGAAAGCCGTTATGTGCAGCTAAGCCTACGATCTCATCGGGCCCGGCAGGCCACACGCTGTTGATGTTCAACGTGCCGGAGGTGCCGCCAGTGTATATGTGGCCAGCCAGAAGATCTGAAAAAGTCAGTGTCTGCTTGTCTGCGGCTGTGTTGGCGACCCACAGGCGGCCGTACGCAGAGATACAGATGTTGCCCTGCGGCACGGTGCCCGCGTAGCCCGACTTCTCACTAACCCTGCGGTAAGTAGTTGTGCTGACCGTCGGATCGTAAATCAGTGGGTCATGACCGGTCTGGAAGAAATATGTGATGCTGCTGAGCGACGCGCACTGCCAATCATTGGCCGTGATCGTGGGTGCCACACCCCCACCCCCGTAAGTCAGCTCGACAACCGCGTTGCTGCCATCGAGCTTAAATAATTTGTTGTTGCCTGCAAACAAAACCGTGTAGGTTCCGTCGGCGACCACCAATTCGTGAATAACACCAACTGCGTTAGCGCCCAAATTGCCAGAGCTGCTGTTTACTTTAGTCCATCCGTTGCGCGCGCCTACGCGGCCGTACTGGTCGATGACGCAGTTAATCGCCGTCAGCGCGAAACCCGCGTTCAAATCTAACGGCGAATCTTGGGTGTTCAGGCCGTAAAAGCCTGGTGCCGAGATGGTGTCAACGCGCAGCGACTGGCTCATCTTGGTATGAACTCCTGCATCTCAGGAAAGCGCGTTGCTTCCAAGGCGATGTAATCCGACATCATCGATCTAAACAATGCGTAGGCTTCCGACGAGTTCAAGCCGCCATCTTCACCTCGCTCGACCAAAGCGCGAGCGTAAGCGCTTTGCGCAACCAGCACGTCCGGTACCAGCACAGATGTGCTATCGGATGTCAGCATGGGTTGCGGAATGCTCAGAAAGAACTTGATGGTATACACGCCGTTAGGGCGGCCATACAGCGTCACTTTAGCGTCGCCGTTAGGGTCTACGCCATCAAACACGTACTGCGAGGGGATGTTGGTGACGATCGGCGTGAAGTTCTGTTTCTGATACATCTCACCCAGCGTGATGTTCTGCATCACGACGTTGGATGTGGTGTTCAGTGGGTCGCTAACGACGCGAAACTTCTGGCCAACGCCCGGCAGCGCGTACTCGTACTCGCTGGCGTTAGTTGTTAATGTGATGGTCTGACCGAGCGAATTCCAATCGTACGCATCTTCAATCTGCCGCTTGGCGTCGTTGACGAACTTGCCGATTAGGGCTGAGTACGAAGTCAGATTAACAGTCGTGACTTGCTGTTCCCGCAGACGGATCAGCACATCGTTGACAAGCTCCAAGTAGGTCATTTGCTTTTCGCCTTATTCCTTGCGGAGATAGCTTTAGCTTTTGCCTTTGCGTCTGCCTTGGATGAGGCGCCCCAAGCGTTTAATGACAGCAGCAGCCGTGTGGGCTTGCCATCAACGCGCTCGGGACCGGGCGTACCGCCCATCCTGGCAAGAAAAGAAGCTCGTCGTGGGTTATCGCCGGATTTTACCGGCGGTTTGAGGTTTCCCCCAGTTGTTGCATTATAAGACTCCCGGCCCTTGGCATTCAAGCCGCCTTTTGCATTTTGGCCGGCTTTTCTTTGCCAAGCGGGTGTCTTCATTTTTTCCTCGGTTTGGCCGTTTTAGCGGACTCCTTAAACGCAGCCGTAGTTGGCGCGCCTTTGGACCCAGGTTTTCTCATCTTCTCGCCAGACCCAGCCTCGATACGCTTTCGCTTGGCGTTGATGTTGGCATAGAGGCCGGCTTTCATTTCTTGGCCTTTTTCTTGGCCATGCCGGCCATGCTAAGACCGACGGCGACCGCCTGTTTCTGTGGGTAGCCTTCTTTGCGCAGTTTGCTAATCTTGGCCGAAGCAGCTTCCTGCTTGCCCTTTTTCGTGTATGGGTACTTCTTTCCGTCGACCATTGGCATGATATTACCCTTTCAAAAGTAGTCTATCTGCCACAAACGTCAGCACACCGCCGAGCGTTGAGGCGATTGTCATCCCCATCCAAAAACCACCTTTGGACTTATTAGCCATTTCCAGCAGTTGTTTGACATCGTCTCGCAGGGCATGGACTTCCGTTTGCAGGGAGCCCACTTGTGCCTCAAGTTTGCCAAACTCTCTCGGGTCAATTTCCGACATTTTCCATTTTC